AAGACCCAACGGCGTTTTAGTGCGAGGTTGCCGTACCTCACTGACTCACGTAAGTGCGTCGGCGAAACGGTGTCTAAACCTATAACGCCAAAACACTTAAGAAGCGCAGAGTCACCCTCAAGTGGGTCACTCCTTCGAATGGGACTTACGACCCAGCGTTTCGATTTGAAACACTGAAGTCCATAATCCCATCCGTTGGCTGACTCTCCATTGCTGAAGGAGATCCAGCCAAGCCCTGCGCTGCCTCTGCTAGGATCATAGCGTCCTTCAATTACCCTTTCGAGGTAACGGAACGCTTTGATCGTTGTCGTTGGAAGAGCTCCGAGAATATATTCAACGTGTTCTCTAAGCTTTCTAGCGACAAGCCACAAGCCTTTCAGATAAAACTGATTGGCGAGTGACACTGCAGATGCAACACCATGTGCATCAGTCCTGTCAACAGGAAGCATTCGACGGAGATAGACAGGTGTTACGTCTACTCCGTTAAAAGCATCCATCCCACAAGACTCTCTGAAATTCCCATTCCAGAAAGATTTGTGGGCATTGACGCGAAAGCCATAACAGCTGAGCGTCGTGCTGACAGCGGGTGCCACGTCTATGGGAACGATTAAATCATCTCCATAGACATAAACTCCAGAGCTGTACTTTCTAACAGCTCTAGGGGTGACGCGCACTCCTGCACCATGGATCCTAATTGAGACGATCGCGAGAAAGAACGCGACTGACTCGATTGGGAAACATAATGCCGAACCCATAGACGCGAACTTCCGCAAAGCGATCAGTCGACCGCTAGGCAGAGTCGCCCTGGTACTACGACATGCAAAGACTTGCCTACGAAATGCAGGCACAGATCGAAGCATTTGCCATACCAGGTCAGCAGACACGCGATCACTAGCTTCGCTCATATCAAGAGTCGAATGACTCCGGGTCTGAGATGAAGATAGTGCTAACTTGGCGTTAATACCTTGGTCTGTAAAGTTAACATGACCTCGGAGATAAAGACTAGAGTGCTCAATTCTAGGCTTTAGCCAAGAAGCTATCGCTTGCTGTATGTATTGCATACATACAGGTTCGATAGCAATGACACGCGGCGTCTTCTGAGTTTTAGGAACAAAGACAACCCTTACGGGCGTCTCGTTCCGGGTGCTGAACTCGCTAACGCCCTGGAGTAAAGGATTTCCCAAGTCTGCAGTCCGGATCGATCCGATACCGAACTCAGAGAAAGGAAACTCCTTCTCTAAACGAGAAGGCCAGGAAGGAAACTGATACTTTCGGTTTCCCCTTAAACCTTCTTGAGTAGTTCCAGGACCGTGTCGAGGAATGAACTGGTCGAATGGGTCAACTGGCCCACCAACCAGATCAGTCCAAACAATATCGCTGACACGATTAAATATGTCAGCCATGTTGTTATTGACGACATGGGAACGTAGTTCAGACTCACATGTGCTAAAGGCGGTCTCGGCAGCTTTTTCTCTCGCGCGAGTGCACGGGAGTTTAAGCTTCTTCGCGAATAGACAAATCTGTCTAATCGCAAAGATGCAATCCGAATCCGCCTTGGCCAGGAGTACTCCATCAGGACCAAAAACCCTATCCATGTACCCTCCAAGAAATTGGGGGCAGCATGTTCCTCTCCGGAACCTAAATTTCGGAAAGAGAGCTGGTGATAGGCATCCGACTTCAAGAGCTCGTTCGAGCCCTTGAGCGTAGGACGGAAGAGTGATAGTGAGAAAGCTATCACCTTCATTGATGGTCCTCCTCTCGATTGTTTTACGATCGAGAACGGGGTTGGCACCACACTTATTGCTACAGTCTTGTAGCAATAGCACAAGGAGCTCTACGAGGCTTTTCAGGTCACCCTCCTTTAGGAAGGAAAACCTCCAAGGTCCTCGAACCGTTTACGACCTATACTACCAAGGCAAAGACTTAGGTTTCACCAAGGTTGACGCAGCGCCCGAACAGTGGTTCCACTGACGCGGCGCCGGCGGCGACCAAGAGAGAACCAATCCCTTTCATTTGCTTGCGAAAGAGATTAGTCTGAGCCGTGGTAGACTGGACGGGCCCCGAAGGGAGCACGTCCGCCACGACATAGACACTTTGCGAGAACGTCGCATTTTGATCAGGGACCAGCAGAGATGGAGTAAAGCCGGAGACGGTATACCTAGCGGTATAGCGGCTCCGGCGTCCATACTGATGACCGATGAACAAAATATGTTCGTTCAAGTCAGAGTCAATGGCGCGGTAGGTAGAATGATCCGCAGCTCGTTCCGAAGCAACAAACGATACATCATAAGTAGTATCGTTAGTGATCGTAGAGAACTGACGGGTCAGCACAAACGGTTCGGTGAACATCGAAGTTCCTTGTGTTTAAGGGAAAGAGTGGCTGGGAAACCAGCCAATCAGCATAGCTACCTATAGGACAAGATCTGCTCTACCGAACCACGTCGATTCGGTTTCGCTTTACTTGTCAAAAGGGCAGCTAGAATGGCTAACTGGCGAGCTGTAAAATCAGCGCGCTTTAAGCCAAAGCCAAATGGAGAGGCCTGGTGTCGAAATTTATTCACACGAGAAACAGTGTGAGTAAGTCCGACAGACCCATTGGGAAGAAAGAAGCACGTTCCCGGAAGGGAAGACGCGTCAACTTCATCCCAGTGAGCAGAAAGCTCAACGACATCGTACACCGTTTTAGTGTACATTGCGTAAGCGTTCTCCAAAGTCTCGTTGTCGACTGCGTTCGATGTAAGGTTGGAAAGGATATCTCCAACATTAGCGAACCAATCGATCAACCAGGTCCAAGGAATCACGGACCAAATAGTGGACGGGGAAGGATCTCCCCCGTACAGTATTTTGATCGCGCGATTCGTCCACTGAGAGGACCCAATGTCTGGGACGAAGTACCGAAAGGTACCACATTCCCATTCTGTTCCATACTCCGTGCTGGACAAGCGGTAATCCGCTTGCCCGGGAAAGTTAGGATACGTGACGAGTCCTCCGAACGGGCCACAAAAGTGGTATCCGTCCATGAGGGCATCGCCACCAATCGAGGTATCAGAAAGATCCCCGAATGGAACACTTAACGTCCCTTCACAGAGTAAAGAACTCTCAGTGGTTACCCTCTTCTTCGACCGCCTTCGGACTTTGAGTCCGTTATCTCTCACCAACTGTGCCAAAACTTTTGGCACCTTTGTCGAGAATTGGTGAATCTTTTGAAGATCACCGATAAACGGAAGCCATCCGAACTCGATGTTCAAATACTCTGAGCCGAGGTCACGAAAGACTTTAGCTCTTCGTTGTAAGAACATCGGTAGACTGGGCAATTCGCGCAGTTCGACCATGTATTGGCCGAGATGCACTTGCGGGTTCCCAGGGCGGTTCTTGACGATGAAGGCAGTACCTTGAGCATTAAGTCCCAAGGTAAAGTCAGCAAAGTCAGGATCCACGATCTCAGGAAGTGTCTTATACGCGGTAGGGTCAAAAGCAATTGACTCTACAGACCGCGAAATTGCGGGTTTCCACGTAATAGGCACTTGCTCATAGCCGAACGGATCACCAGAGCCAGGCACTAAATAACTTGGGTGCCCGGTGAAGGTAAGTTGTTCGCCAAAAGCAGGATGCTCGATCTCCCAATAAACATGGAAGTCGTCATCGTCCTGAAGATAACGGCCATCTCTGAAGAGATGGCCGGTGGAACGAAGAAGAGCCTTATGGTCACGTGTACGGCACCAGGAATCATATGCGGCTGATTGGCGCATAGAGAATTCACTGTTGTCGTATTTCAGAGCCATAAGGTGTCTCCATCTAGCTAGCGAGAAATTTCCCGCAGGGTGTTGTTGCCAACAAAGCGGAGCGCAAGCTCC